CTAATCTTGTGGTTACTCCAGATGGAAAAACATGGGATGAAGTTACAAGGGATGTGAGTTATATAAGTAATGCTATTATACACGTTTCAACGGATAATGCTACTCATTGGTCGAGTTACGTAGTATGGGATAATCATAGAGGCCAACCAAGTTTTGAAAGAGATATGTTTTATAAGACTTCAGATTTTGTTTATGCTTATGACAGATGGATTTGTTTAAGGGATGGAATGTTTCATATTTCATTAAGTACAAGTAGTGATGATAATAACTGGTGTAAATTAAGAAAGAATGGAGATGATTGGTTAGATGCTAAAACTGGTATAACCTCTGGAACTTTTTCTCTTTCAGCTATAATGGGTTTAAAAAGGGGTGATTATTTCCAAATCAGAGGTGAGTTTGGCTCAGCTGGTGATGAACAAAACGATTTAAGCGTATTTAGGTTATAACTATGTATATATCACATAAAAGTAATATACTTCAACAGATTCGGGAAACAGAATGGGACTGTAGGAGAAAAACAAAAGGAATATCTAAGTCTGAATACTGGACTTGGTTAGCAACAAATACAACTCAAGACTCAGATGATCATGATGTAGTCACATACCCTTCTGAGGACTTCACAATCGTTGAGGTTACTGATGAGGATGTGTCTGCAAGACTTAGACAACTTGATGATTATCGAGCAGAAGGAGTCTACAACATAACATGGTCAGACTCCAAAGTATCAGCAGTCACAGGTCAGGACGAATCTGGAGAGGACATTACCATACAGACTCACTTCTCAGGTGATGACACCACTAAGAATGCTCGTTTACTGGCAGACAAGTGGGTGAATGTTCGTAGAGACAGAGACATAAAACTTGCTGAGACAGACTTTCTAGCACTTTCAGACCAGACTCTTTCAGATGATATGGAAACATACAGGCAGGAACTAAGGGATGTTCCTATTCAGAGTGATCCTGATGATATTACTTGGCCTAACAAACCATAAGGATAACACATAGCATATATCGGAGTAGCATTTTTACTGTGACAGCCAAATACCCAAAACCATAATAATAAACCTCACCCTATAATTTAATAAATACTACTAATAACTCTACAGTAGGAAATTAATTAATGGCCTTACAGAAACTCAGTCCACAAAGATTAGACACTTCAACTGGAATAATTTTAACTCCAGGCACATCATTTGAAACTGCTAGAAATGTTATGGCCCATTTAGAAACTAGTAAAAGATTAAGAAAAGAAAAAACTTTGTTATCTAAATAAATTTATATCTTTTTAGACAACGTTTTTTTAAGATCCCACCACCAAGAAGCAGTTTCTTCTTTTTCTGATATAGCCATATTATAAGTAGCACGTATATCTTTTACTAATCCTTTATTATATAATACACCTTTTGCTCCATTGTGCAATGGCTTTGGCCAGTTGCCTATATCAACCCAGCAATAACCCGATGATTCGTCGTTTAATATAGGTACAAATTCTTTATATGCAACTACAATAAATGTATTATAAAAAAAACTATTATTTTTGGATTTGTATTGATGTAGAGGATATATTTTTACTACGGCAGGTATGTTTCCAATTTCTTCCTGTAATTCTCTATATAATGTTTCGATAGGTCGTTCTTCTTTATGGGCTTTACCGCCCCAGAATGCCCAAGTACCAGGATGACTAACATTTCTTGATCTTAATTGGAGTAATATTCTTCCAGTAGAAACTGAGAGAAAAATACATCCAGATGCGTTAACCTCCATATAACCTTATTATTATTATAAGAATATTCGCCAGAAACCAGCATTAAATGTTCCTTCATAGGAATTAATCCATTCAGAGCCAGTCCATTCTAATTGTACTGATGTTGTGAGATTTACAACATATTTGGTATCGGTAGTAACACTTGTATCTAAACTTACAACCCATGCACCACCATTGTATTCAATAATATCATCTTTATTTCCAGCGGGTGTTCCGCCCCATGCTCCGCCAGTTGGTACAGTATCAGTTATTAAATATCGTTGTCCTGAAGAGGCCTCAAAAAGCGTGCCATCATCTGGATAACTTAATGTCGGGTTAATTATACCAATAATAGCCGTTTCAGTATTTGCTGGTAATGTATCATTGTCTAACGTAACAGTTAATTCATTAGCATTACTACCATACTGTATTGTACCAATAACATCTCCAGCGGTACTACCGGGATCTGTAGATTTCCGTAGCCGTAATTGACTAATGCCAATGTTTATTCCATCTTCACCATATGCTTTAAATAAATCTGACCATTTTAAATCGGTTGACGTGGATCCTTGTTCTGTGTATAATGTTGCTGTAGATCCCACAAATCGAAGTTGATAATCATTATGTGTAACTACTATCCATTGTTTTGTTGCATTGGCAATAGTACCTGTAGATTCAAATTCGGCTAATTCTGTAGGACTATCTGCTTCCATTAATTGTGTTATGATAGTATGAATCAATGTTTGTCGTCTTAAGTTAGCAGGAGGACTAATATGAATTGGCACATCAAAAGTAAGGCTTGAAACATCAATTTCATCTTCGGTACCAACAGGTACAGTTCTATTCGACCATGTTACATCTGATAATTCTACATATGATAATGAACTCCAATCAAAAGGATTATCCGAGGTGTATATGTTTAAACTTGGATTATATAAAACAAGTATTTGTTCCATTAATTGTAACTTTTGTTCTGTACTAGATGTCCAAAGATCTACTTGCATAGTCATATCATATGGAACAGGCATTGATCGTTCAATTGAATATCTATTTCCTAATTCACTAGTATAGGCCCGAGTTTCTTCGTCATATTTCTTTTCGTATACTGCAACTGTATCTTCAAATGTTGGATTACGTCTGCGATCAGCATTCATAGATAAGTCTGTTACATAACAACTTAGAAAAGGTATAGTAGGAATTGTATTCTCAGAATTTTCTTTTATAATATGGGCAACTTGTCTATCTATATCGCCATACCGTGCAGGCACTCGTTGAAAAATATCCTCTCCGACTTCGTTCTGCCCCATTTTTACAGCGAACCCACCGAATAGGCGAATAAATTGTAGTATATATTTTCTTATTTGTTCATCGTAAAAATAGTTCATGCGTCAGTCTTTGGTTTAATTACTTCACTAAGTGGTTGTCTTGATTCATATTCTTTACCATCAATCAAAGCAGTACCTTCATTATTAAAATATTTGGCTTTTGGAAATGTTCGACCTTCCCATGTAGTGTTGAGTACATTATCGAAAACTCTATGCCATTTATCGCCTTGCCTTACAAATAACCTATCTGGCATATAATCTGTTCTTAAGAAATATACGCCTTGATTAGGATTGTTTGGAAATGCAGAACCTGATGGAATTGTTTCGCCATGTTCATATGTCGGATTGTCTGGATCATAATTGAATAGATGGGCAGTATCTTTAGAATTATTTGCGTTATCTTTTGCCGCCGCTTCTAATATTGCATCTGTAATTTCTATTTCTTTACCATAAGTGCTGAGCTTATTTTTAATAGAATTTTCGTCCATATAGTCGCCGAGTATATCTCTGAATTCTCGTTGATCTGCAATAGGTCCTGCTTTAATTCTCCATATATGCGGCCACCATGTTGGAGAAAATCCTTCGGCTGGTCTGCTTCCATCTTCTATAACATACCATCTATTAATTGCTTCTTTGTGTTCACTTAATAATAAATCATCCCGTAAATGAGGCAATTCTATTACATCACCTGACATTAACTTACGGCCTATTTTTTCTACCATATCATTAATATGAAATGTTAGATAAATGGTATCGTTTGATAAAAATAATCCAAATTGAGTTAAATCAAAGTCATTATCATTAACATTATAATGTCCTCTTAATTCATATATATCAGGATCATATTTTCTATCTCTATTTTCTAAGAATAAAATATCCTGGATAGATGTCTCATTTGTGGTGCCACTTGCTTGATTATTAGGTTGAGACGGGTCATCAGATGGACCTGTTTCCTGAGGACCTAAGTATTTGTGGATTAAAATACCGGTACCACCTACAAAAAATTGCTCTTTTATAACACCATCTATAAAATGATAGTCGTTACCTTTATCTTCGCGCCAAAGGCTCAATCGGGGCATAACATATTCCTTTTAGATATTTATCGAAATATCATACCCCGAACAGATTAATTCGTTGGTACTTTTCCTCTTACTGTTTGTTTGCCTTTCCATATTGCAGATGTTTTAGAAAGCGAATATGCTGGTGTACTAAACTCTGCCGAGTCTACACCTTCTAGTTGTTGTTCGTCACTTAATCGAATTCCGACAGTTGCTTTTAATATTCCCCAAACAGCAAAACACGATCCAAATACAAATACGCCTATAACTATTACACCAACTAATTGCATAGCAAACGATACATCTTCTTTAAATATTCCTACTGCTAAAGTACCCCAAATACCTGCAACTAAGTGGACTGATAATGCTCCAACTGGATCATCTATTCTAAGTTTATCAAACATTGGAACCGCACCTAAAACTAATAGTCCGCCTATAAAGCCAATGAATATTGCTAGTCCCATTGTAGGATAATCCGGGCCTGCTGTGATACTTACAAGTCCTGCTAATGCACCATTAAGTACCATAGTTAAGTCTACTCGTTTGTAGATAAGTTGTGTTGCAACCAATGTTGTTAACGCTCCAGCACAAGCGGCAATGTTTGTATTTGCAATAATTTGTGCAACTGCATTTACATCTGCCTTTGTGCCCATTGCTAATTGGCTTCCTCCGTTAAATCCAAACCAACCTAACCACAATATGAATGTACCAAGTGTTGCTAATGGTAAATTTGCTGGAGGTATTAAATTAGGCGAACCGTCATCATTATAACGACCATATCTTGCACCTAATAAAATTGCGCCTGCTAAAGCACACCATCCACCGACAGAATGTACAATAGTTGAGCCAGCAAAATCACTAAATCCTGTTTCGGATAGCCATCCTCCTCCCCAAGTCCAGTTGCCTTGTATTGGATATATAATTGCTGTAAGTACTGCTACCATACACATAAACGGCCAAAACTTAATGCGTTCTGCAAGTGTACCTGACACAATACTAGCCGCGGTTGCTACGAATACAACCTGAAAAAAGAAATCAGCCATGCCTGAATGATCTCCGTCTGTAATGCTACCATACATAATTTGGTAACCAACTATATAAAACATAATACATGCTAAAGCATATAATGTTATATTTTTTGTTAAAATTGCTGTAGTATTTTTAGACCTTACTAATCCAGATTCTAGCATTGCAAAACCTGCTGCCATCCACATAACTAGGCAGCCACTAAAAACTAATAAAAAGGTGTTGAAAATATAAGCAACGTCTGTAAGATTTTCCATCTATTTCCTTTATTAAATGCTTAATTTTACGGCATTCTTCTCAAAATATATTTATTCATTTTGTGGGTATTTTACTGTTAAACAGAGAAAGTGTTTATTTAAAAGGCAGATGTATGAAATAAGTATAATGTAACGGGAGAATAATTTGAATAGAAAAATTTTTAATGATGAACATAAACTTTTTCGTGAATCTATTATAGGATTCATTGAAAAGGAAATAGCTCCTAATTATGATCAATGGGAAAAAGATAAACAAATACCTAGAAAAGTATGGAAACAATTAGGTGAACTAGGAGGTCTTTGTCCTATGGCCGACGAAAAGCACGGTGGCCTAGAAGGGGATTTTTTATTTCAAACAATCGTTACAGAAGAATTAGCATATAGAGCATTTAGTGGATTGTTAGTCGCTGTTCATAACGATTTAGTTTTTCCTTATATTCAGTGGTATGGTACGGAAGAACAAAAAATGAAATGGATTCCTAAAATGATTACTGGAGAAATACTAACTGGCTTAGCCATGACTGAACCGGGAGCAGGATCTAACCTTGCAGGCATTACAACAAAAGCGGTTAAAAAAGGTGACAAGTATATAGTTAATGGTGCAAAAACTTTTATTTCAAATGGGGCAACTGCTGATCTTTTTATAGTTGCGGTACGAACTACTAAAACAGGATTGTTAAATCCTGATCCACGAAAAGGTATTAGCATGTTAGCAATAACAGCAGATACGCCAGGATTTGCTAGAGGACGAAATTTAGATAAAGTAGGATTCCATAGCCAAGATACATCAGAACTGTTTTTCCAAGATGCAGAAGTACCAGTTGAAAACCTCATAGGCGAGGAAAATAAAGGCTGGGTTTACATGATGGAAAAATTACAAACAGAAAGAATTGCCCTTTCAGTTGGTGCGGTAGCCGCGGCTAGGGGTTCTTTTGATATTACAAAAGAGTATGTACAAACTCGAAAGATGTTTGGGGGGAAACCAGTTTCCTCATTTCAAAATACAAAGTTCCAACTAGCAGAATGTGCAACTGACGTTGAGATAGGACAAACATTTATAGATGATATTCTTGTACGTCATATGAATAAAGAAAAATTAGTAAAAGAAGTAAGTATGGCAAAGTATTGGTGTACTGAGATGCAATTTAGAGTAGCCGATAAATGCTTACAATTGTTTGGTGGTTATGGTTATATGACAGAATATCCAATATCAAGATTTTGGACAGATGCAAGAGTACAACGCATCTATGGTGGAACCAACGAAGTAATGAAAGTACTAATTGCACAACAAATAGGATTAAGTAGTGAAAAAGATTTATAATGAATATGTAGACTTTATGAACAATGCAAAATGTGTCTATATTTCATCAATACATGAATACAAAGGCGGGGTGGCTCCAGAGATAAGTTATTCGCCTTGTATAGTAGATGAGGATAAAAACATTTATATTCTAGTAAGTACTCTTTCAAACCGTACTAAGAGTTTACTTGAACAACGCAATGTTTCATTGATGTTCATTGAGTCAGAAGACCAATGTAAAGAAATATATGTTAGAACTCGTTTGATTTTTACATGTAGTACATTGACTATAGATAGAGAATTGGGATTTGGACATTTATTTTGGGATGAGAAAGTAGCACAATTTACTGCAAAGTTTGGAGACATAATAAGTACGTTAGTGTCTTTAGAGGATTTTAAGATGATTCGTTTTAAGCCTATTCGTGGAACTTTTATTAAAGGATTTGGTAAAGCATATACAATAAAAGGAACTAAAGACTTGGATCAAATAGAACATATAAGTTTTTCGACAGGAGAAAAAATGTGAAATGGGTAATACTTGTTTATATGGCAATGTTTGTGCAAGGACCAGAGGTGATGAAGTACACCGTGCTTGAATTTCCGGCAACTGATTGGGTAGAATGTAAACGCATAGCCACTGAAATTAATCATATTGAAACTGCATACAAAAGCAAAACACCATATGTACGTAGTTTTCATTGGGTGTATAACAACATGTTAGATGATATTAAAGCAGAATGTGTATATGCTAATCCTCCAGTTCCAAAACCTAAGTGGGCAGATCTAAAAAAGGAATGGGGCGTACCAGACATCATCGAATGATAAATAATTTTTTAAACTAAACTGGCTCTGGGGGTAGGAATCGAACCTACACGCCCCTCTGCAAAGGGACAATACGCAAACAACGTACCACGTATACCGTTTTCGTCACCCCAGAGTATGTTCTTTTATAAGATGTTTTTCTTGATGCTTTGCAAGTTCATCAAGGTCTGTAAATGTTTCGTCGCATTCAAAGCAACTAACAAATTCATATTTCTTATAAAAGTTTTTATCATAATAATTCTTCAAAGTATTTCAGCTTTTTTCATCCCTGCTATCAAGCGTGTCATTCCTATTCCTCCTCCAAACCTAGGTTTGAAGTCGTATGTCAAAAATTCAAAAAGTTCTAAATTTACTCGTTCTTCACCAAACAGATCATAAAGCAACTCAGCATATTTGCCATCTGAGATTGTCATAAATTGATGTTTCATATCTTGTACGTCAGTCGATCGTTCTGCACTACCGATTGTTTCCATACCGCCTATAATAACATCACATTTATTAGCCTGTCTGGCTCCAGTACTGGTTGTACCTTCTATTTTCATATTCCAAAAAGGACTTGTTGTTTCTGGAAAGTGAGTTAAGAAAAATACGTCACCCATTTCGTCATATAAATCATTTTCATTTTTGGCAGTTAACTCGTTGTCTGCGGCCGTATACCTAGCACATACACTCATATAACTTCCGCCTGGGAAATCTTCTGTGTATCTGTGCCGGTCATGATCGCATTTAAAACCTAAATGTTTAAGTAAGTCGTTTTCTAATTTTAATAAATCATCAAAATTACCGGGCGACTCAAATTCAAACATCGGAAAAATGAGTTCGTGTCTACCTTCAATAGGATCTTGTTCTTGCCTGTAACTTGTGCTAAGGCAATAACAACCTGGCAAATCAGGTTTTGTAAGCAACTCATATTCTAACCACATTTGTCCTGTTTGAGGTAATGGCCATATTTTACCACCATACTCGTAGGTTGCAACTGTAGTTGGATCTTCACAAGCCGCTAAAATACTAAGTCTGCTTTGAGTGTGAACTTCTAAAAAATTTTTGGAGTCAAAAAAGGAACGAAGAAGCTTGACCACAGTAGTAAATTCTGCTGGATCAATTAATTGTGTCATAAAATTTGGTACTCCGCCTAAACCTTTGTATTTAGCAATATCTCAGAAAACCGTTGAC